AAGTGTCTAAGGTTTGAGGAGTAAACCCCTTAAGCTCAGATACAGGGACGTTGCATATTTTATTTACAAGAAATTTGTAAAGATTATATACATTCCTCCCTCTCATAGCTACATCATCACCTATTATTAGGTAGTTCACGAATTCGTGAGTAGAGTCTGTCCTAGGTATTTGAAGAGTTGCAAAGATTGTTTGCATCATAATATGATGCCACAGTGCTAACATGGCCCATGAGCTGAGTAAGCCCATAGGTTGACCAGTTGTGTATCTAATTCTTGATTCACTCTTGATCATTTGGAATTCTCTGTTAGTCATTAGATTAAACCAATGACTAGCAATAGTTTTACCAAACATAGCACTAACAATCTCTCTTTGTAATAGTGATGGGACACAGTCAGTAGCTGTTGTTAAGTCAACAGAATGAGGAGTCGAGTTTATCTTTTGATCAACTAGTCTCGTCCATTCTTTTGATTTCAGCGCTGTGATATTATGGTCGCTAGTTCCATCTTCATCGAATCCTTTTAGGATTCTAAAGATGTAATTATGCATACCTTTTAACACAGACTGACTGAACCAATCACCTATTGCAAAGATCCTATTCTTTCCTCCAGCTTCTTGTTTTAAAGAAAGCTTAGAGTCAATAATAGGGGCAGTTCCTCTCTCTACTATTTCGATACCCTCATCAAGATTGAATGTTTCTAATATTTCTATTAGATCCTCATTCTTGGTTATCTCTGCCAATTCATTTATTGATTCCATTAGATCTGGGGAATTCTCCCTTAGAGCTATGAAATCAACAGAAGAATGTGTAAGAGAAGGACCGTTAGGTCCTCTCTTACCAGAGATGTAGATATCTGATAGTTTTGAAAGGTCGTTGATTCTCTTCTCGGTAAGTGCTTTAGGAAAGTTCTTTTCTAGAACTTTTATGAAATTTTCTCTAATTTTAAGGATTAAATCCTTATCTTCAGGAAATTTCTTAGAAGCCTCTAGAAAGAAGCTCCCTATTTCTTCAGTAACCTCTCCATCAGTAATAACTGGTTTAGTGGTTATAGAAGAGTACTTTATCTCTTCATTGTTAGTTTCTACTAATTTGAAAAGAGAGAGTATTTGTAGGGAGTCTCTTCTTTGATTAAGTGTTCCTCTTAGGAATGGGGTCATAAATCCCACTACTAAAGGAACACCTAGAGAGTTAACTCTAGTATATGGAATAGGTTCAGATTTATGTGAAACCACATATCTCTGACAGAAACTGTAGATACTCTTGAAGTATTTACAAGCTTCCAGTAAACCTCTTTCATAACTCCTTCTTTCGAAGGCTAGGATCCACTTCTTCACAAGAAGATGACTTTCAG